TGGCTGCAGCATTTGGAAGAACTGTTTTACAAAGTTTTTGCCCAGACTACCTTCTACCAGGCTACCAGTTCTTTGTACCTTGAATTGGCTGCTTTTGGTACGGCGGTCATGCTGGTTGAAGAAGGCCAAGACGAGCCTGTCCGGTTTACTACTCTGACGGTCGGAGAGTATTGGCTCGCTACCAATGCTGACCATAAAGTCGATACGGTATACCGGCGCATTCGTATGACAGCTCGTAACATCGTACAGCGCTTTGGAACTGCTAACGTTTCCAGGGAGATTAAGAATGCAATAGACCCTCAGGGTTCTCTGCTCGACGAGTATTACAACGTCATTCACGTTGTTCAACCCAAGAGCGGTAAAAAGGGCGTTTGGGAATCGGTCTATATAGAAGAGTATGGAGAAAAGAAAATTCTCCAGGAAAAGGAATACAAATCTTTTCCGTACTTGTGTCCTCGTTGGGAAACGATAGGCTCGAATGTCTACGGGTTCAGTCCCGGTTTCGACGTTCTGCCTGATGTTATGCAGTTTCAGGACATGTGCCGAACTGAGTCTACGGCTACTCACAAGTCGGTTAACCCTCCGACAACTAAGCCATCGACGATGCGGCGACTGAATGTCACTCCTGGCGCGGAAAACCCTGTGCGCCCTGGCCAGAAAGAATCGGTAGGAGCACTGTACGAGATTCGGCCGGAACTTAACGCGATGCACGCGCGCATCTTGGACAAGAAGCAGGAAATTCGTGAAGCTTTGTTTTACGATATCTTCCTGATGATTGCCCAAGAAGAGCGGCATAACGTTACTGCGACTGAGATTAACGCGAAGCGTCAAGAAAAGATGCTTCAGTTAGGCCCGGTCGTCGAGCGTGTAATTTCTGAATTTTTGAATCCTCTTATCGCCAGAGTGTACGACATTCTGCTTGAGAAGATGATGGTTGACCTCGACTCTATGCCTGAAGATATCGCAGCATCTTCGATTCAGATTGAGTACATGTCTCCTCTCGCGCAAGCTCAAAAGTCTACTGAGACTGCAAGTATTCGTGAGGTTGTTGAGTTCGTAGCTCAGGTTGCACAGGTGAAGCCTGAGGTTCTTGACCTCGTAAACGAAGATGAGATGGTTCGTTCTTACTCTCATCTGTCTAGCGCTCCCGTTGGAATCATTCGTGATAACGACGCTGTGAACGCTATCCGGCAGCAAAGAGCAGAAAAAGAAGCCAGAATGCAACAGCTCGCTATGCAGCAACAGATGCTGGCTTCTGGTGCTGATGCTGCTGCTAAGGTTGGAGGAATTCCCACAGGCGATGGTAGTATGGCTAAGTCTATGCAGGAGTCTATGCAATGAGTAGCCAGATAGATAAAGCTAAGAACACTCTCAGGGCCGCTGAGAGTGCTCTTAAGCGAGAACAACTTCTTCACGACCTACGAGTTGTCTTTGGTTCTCCCGCGGGCCAGAGAATCATGCTTTTTATGATGACTGAAAGCGGAGTAGGTGAGTCTGTCTTTACTGGCAACAGTAAGACGTATCATAAGGCAGGGGCCCAAGACTTTTGTAACGACTTAATCGATTTACTCCGAGAAGCAGACCTGGAAGTTTACATTAGCATCATACGTCTCCAGGAGCAGATTCGGCAGGAAATCAGAGACACACAAGGAGACAGTCATGACGGTGGAACCGACGCAGGGAACGAATAACCCCGTTACCCCCGCAAGCGATCCTACGCCAGACGCTGGTCCTTCTCTGCTGACTCCCGGAGATCCGGCAGGGAATGACCCAGGTGTACAAGCTGAACCGGCTCAGCCGGCCGCTAAGGCTTCAGGGGAAGAAAACCCGTGGTACGCAGGCCTTCCTGAAGGTACTCATGAGCTGATGAAGGGCTTTGAGACCCCCGATCAGGTTGTGAAAATTCTTCAGGACCATAAGGACCGAGCTGCGGATATCCCGGAAAGTTCTGAGGGATACAAGTTCCCCGAAGGACTGCCCACTCCTGAGAAAGACCTCGCTTCGTTCGCTAAAGTGGCGCACGAAATGGGAATGACTCAGAAGCAGGTGGAAGCTTTGGCCAATTGGCAAAAGAAGGCAAACGCAGAAGCAACCGAGTCTTTTAACAAGGTTTCTGAAGACTGGAAACAGAGTGTTCTCAAAAGCTGGGGCGCTGATGCCGAGAAAAATACTGAGCTTGCTCTTCGGGGCGTTCGTGACTTTGCGAGCGACGACCTTAAGAAGATTCTCAGTGAGTCCGGTTTCGGCAATCACCCGGCTATAGTGGAACATTTCTACAAGCTCGGTATTATGTCTGCGGAAGGACGGGCGCCGCTCTCTGATTCTACTCCGGGTGAAGAAGGGATTCAGCGTACTGCAACCGGGCAACCTATGCTCAAATTCAACATGGGAGACTAAACCATGTCTACTCTCGTTTCTACTGACGCTTTGACCATGCTGGAACTGGCGCGCCGGAAAGACCCCAAGGGCGATTTTCCGGTCATCGCGGAGATCCTGGCTAAGACCAACGAAATCATGGCCGACGCAATCTGGCAGGAAGCTAACGGTGCTTCCTACCACGAGTACATTCAGCGTGCGACCCTGCCGGCCGGTACGTGGCGCCAGATCAACGGCGGCGTTGCGGCTGAAGCTTCCAAGACCAACAAGAAGACCGCTGGCATCGGTATGCTGGAGGCTTACGCTGAGGTCGACAAGAAGCTGATCGAACTGTCGCCCAACCCCAACGCTTTCCGCATGTCTGAAGCCAAGGCCTTCATTGAAGGTATGGGTCAGACCATGGCTGAGCAGATCTTCTACGGCAGCGTGGCCGCGGATGGCGTGGAAACCTTTGACGGCCTTGCTACCCTCATGGGTTCGCTGTCCGCCACTACCAACGTCATCGGTGCCGGCGGTACCGGTTCTGACCTGACTTCGGTCTACGTCATCAACTGGAGTGAAGCCGGCGTGTATATGGTCTATCCGAAGGGTTCCAAGACTGGCGGCGTGCACCGCACTGACCTGGGCGAGCAGACTAAGACGCTGTCTTCTGGCGCCATGCTTCAGATCTATCGTGATCATTTCATGATTCACGGCGGTCTGGTCGTCGCTGACACCCGTTACGCTGGCCGTATCGCTAACATCGAAACCTCGGGTTCTTCGAACATCTTCAATCCTGACGACCTGATCACCCTGCTCAACCGCATGCCGGGTCGTGGTGCTGGCGCGACGATCTACTGCAACAGCACCATCTTCACGCAGTTGGATATTCAGGCGAAGGACAAGACCAACGTCAACTACGGTCCGGCCGATGCTTTTGGTCGTCCGACCGTAACTTTCCGTGGCCATCCGGTTCGCCTGTGCGAAGCCATCCTGGACACTGAAAGCGCGATTTCCTAAGGAGGAATTCATGGCTATCATTGACGCGAAACTCATGCTGTCTGAGGATCAGGCTTTTACCACTGTCGCTGCGCACGACTCTACGAATGTCATCGACTTCGGTGCGAACACGGACGAGTGGGGCACGGCTGGCGTACAGCGGTACGGCGGCGATGACCTCTGGCTGACGGTCATCTGCACCACGGCTGCCACTTCTGGTGGCGCTGCGACCATCGACATCCAGTTGGAGCATTCCGCGGATAACTCTTCGTTCACGGACGCTGGCGCTGGTACCGGCGCTACGGCTGTGGCCACCTTCACTCAGGGCTACGTCGCCTTGCAGATTCCCCTGCCGGCGGGCCTGAAGCGGTACGTGAAAGTCACCTATACCGTGGCTACGGCGGCTCTGACGGCCGGTAAGTTCTCGGCCTTCATCTCCACCAAGCCGCAGAGGAGCAGCTTCTAATGCATACTACGACCTGCGTAGCTAAGTGCTACTACAACGGTAAGATGTACCGGCCCGGCCAGCCCGGTCCCAATCTGCTGTTGAAGAATGACGAACTCTTTGCCGACGAAAAAAGCGAACGTCCGGTAAAGCACTTCGTTCCTGTCGCGGCCATCGTTACCGAGGAAGAGGCTCCTAAGACTGCCACTTCCAAGCCGGCCGCTTCCAAGCCGGCTGCTTCTCAAAAGTAACTAGCTAACCGGGGTGGGAGATTAATTTCTCCCACCCTATCACAAGGATAACGATATGGCGACCAGTGAAGTACAGATATGCAATATCGCTCTCGGTAAACTTGGGGTAGATTTTATCTCAAGCTTAGAAGAAGATTCTAAGGCTGGGAAGCATTGCGCCCTTTTCTACGGCCCTTGTCGCGATAGCGTTCTCGCAGCCCTTCCTTGGAACTTTGCAGTCAAAAGAGCCGCTTTAGCCCGTCTAGCCACTGACCCGGCTTTCGGGTATTCTTACCAGTATCAAAAGCCGGCCAACTGCATTCGCGTTCTGCAGCTCGTAGATCCGACTTCTGAATTTTCCATAGAGGGCACCAAAGTCCTCTGTGACGTTCTTAACGCGAGCTGCTTCTTTATCGAGCGGATAACCAACGTTACGTTCTTTTCGCCCGGCTTTGTGATGGCTCTTGCAGCTAAGCTAGCTTCCGAGCTTGCTAATCCTCTTACCGGTGAGCTTAAGCAGATTCAAGCTATGCAGACTCTGTACGAAAACCAACTGGCTGAAGCTGCGGCTGTTGACTCTGCTGAGGGTCTGGAAAATGCTCTCGAGAAGAACACGTGGCTTGAAGCTCGTGGTATCACCGTAGGAACTCAAACTCCCATACTGAGTGAATAATGCGCGTTATCTTTGCCAACTTTACCAGCGGTGAACTTACCCCTAGACTCATAGGGCGAGTGGACTTGGCTAAGTACGATACAGGACTCGAAGAGCTACTGAACGCGTACCCTTTTCCCCACGGGGGAGTTAACAAAAGGCCAGGTTTTAAATTCGCACGAGAGAGTCTGGGAAGAAACCAGGTAACCAACGGAACATTCGATGCAGACACAGATTGGTCAAAAGGTACCGGTTGGTCAATTGCAGCTGGAGTGGCTTCTTGTGATGGCACCCAAGTTGCCGACTCCCATTTGGAACAAGACGTTTCTCTCGTTGCAGGACGGACGTACGAAGTGCGTTTTTCTGTCTCGGCGTTTTCCGCCGGTTCTGTATTAGTAACTGCGGGTGATGATTCTTCAGTATCTGTAGGGGCTAATGGCGATTACGACGTTCGATTGAGTCCTACTTCTGGGACTGACTTATATATTACGGCTGACGCCGATTTTATCGGAAGTATTGACGGCGTTGAAGTTCGGGAAGTTAATCCGATTACCCGTTTAATACCTTTTCAGTTTTCTACTGAACAGGCTTATATTCTTGCTCTTACTGAAAAGAATATTCGGGTTTTCCGTAACGGTGGTATTGTCGTAGACGGTGATACTCCTGTTGAAATAGAAACGCCCTTTCTTGAGGACGAACTTTTCAACATAACTTATACTCAGAGTGCTGACGTTCTGTACTTTGCGCATCCTAAGCATAGCCCTCCCAAGCTGTCGAGAACTTCTCATACTGCTTGGACTTTTACTACCATATCTTTTTCAAACGCTCCGGCGGAATGGACCAGTGAAAACTATCCCGCTGTTGTAGCTCTTTTTGAAGAACGCCTTACGTATGGCGGTAGCCCTTCTCATCCTCAAACCTGGTGGATGTCGAAGACTTCTGACTATGAAGATTTCGGAGTTAGTTCTCCGCTGGTCGATAGTGATTCTTGCACGTACACTATTTCGTCGGACCAAGTGCAAACTATCCGCTGGATGGTGTCAGGTAAATACTTGATGATAGGTACTCAGGCAGGAGAGTGGCGTGCTTCTGGTGGCTCTAATAATACCATCACACCTACTTCCATTAAAGTAGAGAGGGATACCAGTGTCGGCAGCAAAGTGCAAAATCCTATCTCAGCTGAGTCCGTTATTCTCTTCCTTCAAAGAGATGGTCGTCGCATTCATGAGCTCGCCTATAGTTT